AGGCGGTGGTGGATTCCCTCGAGACCGGCTGGTGGGAGTTTTTCGCCAGCCAGGTGGAGAAGGGACTGGCGACATGGACTGAGGTGGACCAGGCCCTGCGCAACGCGGCGTGGCGCATGGGCCTGTAGCAAACTCCCGACGCCGGGGGAACGGGCGGGGCGGGTAGGTGGGAAAATACTAATATGAAGGGGAGGCTGAAATGAATCTGGTTAAAATATTTGTTGACGAGGCAAATGTTCCCGAGGATAAAGAAATCATTCGTCTTGTTCTTCGCGACGGGGAAGCCCCCCGGCGCGCTGCCCAGAGCGTGGCGCGCCGGCTCGCGGAGGAATACGAGCGTACGGGGCGGCTTAACGTCACTGTTGAGCGGTACGTGGAATGGCGGGCACCGTCGCTCGAGAAGTTTGCGAGCGATATTAAGAGCAATTATGCCCGCCTCGACGAAATGCTGACCAAGGAAAACGTTGGCCGGACGGTGGTATGGATGGGTAGTGCCCCGTCCGGGGCAACGTTCGAAAATGCCGTCAAGTGGGACGGCACAGAAAAAGCGGCGCGAGCGATAGTAAAAAAGACAATCCGCCTTTCGGGGGCGCACGCATGGCGTGCGGTTCCGGTGTGGGCGGACGAGCACGGTGGGGACATATTTTCTGCTGAAATGCGGATAGGATAAAGGATTACCGACGCCGGGGAACGGGCGGGGTTGGGAGGGATGGGAGAAAGGGGAGGGAAACATGGTTAATGAAATTAAGTTGGTGTGGGTTATTGACCCGGACGGGGCCTGGGATATATTGGGCGACTGGGCTGGCATGTTCGGGGATAACGGGGGAGAGCCCGATGGGGACGCGTATTTGTGCGACATTGAAGATATACCGATGTATATTATCGATGAGTTAGTAGGTGGCGGGTTCGCCAAGGTGGTAGAGGGGTACGTTGGCGAATATCCGCCCAACTACCATAACACGCCCCCGACCGGTGCCCAACGGTGGTGCGGGTACCAGGACCGGGAGGTGGTATACTGGATGTAAGGCTGAGCATTAAGGGCCGGGCGCACGGATATGGTACGTGTGCCCGGCCCTTAAATCATTAATAAAAAGGGGGAATGCCTATGAATAATCTTGTAACCATTATGACTGAGGTGCGGTCGATTATGGACGAAATCAACCGCACCGAAGATGAGATGTGGGCGCGTATTGCGGCGCTCACATCTGAAGAGGTTGCCCGTGCTATCCGCCTTGAGATTGAGCGTGCCAAGGCGGAGCAATTGGCACACGAGAGGCGATTGAAGGCAGCGCGAAAGCGCCTGGCGGAGGAGATGGTGGCCTTAGGGGCGGATATGGTCCATAGCGGCCCGTATGTCGCCAGGCTGGTCACCCGGGTGTCGTGGGATACGCGCGGCCTTGAGGGATATGCTCGGGCCCACCCCGAGGTGATGGAATTTCGTCGCGAATCGCAATACGTCCGTATTGCGAGGAGCGACGAATGAGGTGGGCCGTTCGGGGTACGGCCATCGCCGCGATTGTGTTCAGCAGCGGCATCAGCGGCGCGTGGCTGGGGGCCCAGATGCACGAACCACTCCCGTTTGCCTGGGGGTGGTTCGGTGCCGTCGTTATGGCGGTCGCCATGTTCGGCGGCGTCGCCCTGGTCAGCCGCGGCGTTAAGAGCGGCTGGCTGGCCGTCGGGTTATCCGTGACGGCGGAAGTCGTCTACGATTACCACTATTTCGCCGGCCACGACCTTCTAACCCACATTATCCTGGCCGCAACGCCGATGGGTATTGCCCTTGCGGCCGGGTGGGTAGAGGGGGCGTGGGAGGCGGTTGAGGAAGAACGAAAGAGCGAGGCGGAACGCGCCCGCGCGGCGCGTGAGGCGGAACTTGAACTAGAACGAATGAGGATGGAACATCGTCGTGAACTGGCTCGCATCCGGGCGGAGGCGAAGGCGCAGCAGACACCGCCGGTTGCGCCTTCGCCCGGCGGACATGTGTCCGGTCAGGTCCGGACGTACCGGACACGCGCGGACCGCCTGGAGGCATTGCGGACCGTGGACCGGCCTATCACGGCGCGCAATGCGGCCGAAATGCTCGGCGTGTCCGAGCGCCAGGCCCGCCGCGACCTGGGGGCGGTGGGGTTCTCGTTTCGCGATGGAAAGTGGTTCCCCCCATAGTTTTTTCCATTTTCGGGCGAAAAGGGCTTGACAAAAGGCGGGTTCTGTGCTATACTATAAGCGCAATCAGAAAACGGGGGGGCAAAATGAAACAGCGACTTTCTGAAATGTGGCACCATGAAATGAAGGCGGCCTGGGCTGGGGCCCGCTTCCGGCCCAGTATCCGCCAGGGGCGACGGCGGGTGTATGCGGAAGCACGTCGTCGTTATGGGTGGCGGGTGGTTTTTAATCATTTTGACGCATTGAAGGCGGCTATGGACCGGCAAATGGCCGTCTTCGTAGAAGAGAAACTTGCGGAGGCGTGGGAGGAATAACAGTGAAAATAACCTTACGTGGTTACGTGGGAAAAATCGAGGCCGTCGCCGAAGTCAAGGCGCGGCTTCGGCCGGGCTGCGCCGGTAAATTAACATTCAATGCCGGCGTGGTTAGTGGCGGGGCGGGGGACGTATGGTACATGTTCGAGGTTGATGGCCCTGAAGAGTGTCGCGATGGCATTAGTTTTGATTTTGCCCGGTATTGCGACATTTGCGAACGGTATATACGTGTGCCAATGATTGCCCCGAATACTGTTATTCCCCCAGAGCATTACGGTGACCTTCGCGATTTATTATTCATCGCGGCGACTAGCGTTGGGATAAACTATCATCCCCATAGTCTACGAGCGTTTGGGGATGATAGTCTGATGAAAATCATTAGCGTGACCCGCCGCGAAATAACTATCGCCGTTCCGAGAAAAAACGTGGGGCGGTGGATAGGAAAAGGCGGCCGCAACATAAAGGCTCTTTCGTGGGCGATTGGCCGCCGAGTGAAAATTATTCCAATGGACAAATAAGGGAGGCGATCATGGACGGAATCGTTACGACAGTCGAAGACGGCGTTTATGTTGTGCATGAAGGTGCCGGCGAGGGGGAGTTTCGCGTCACCGAGGTCGTGGTGACGTACTCCCGGAAAATTGCCCAGCCAGGGGGATATGACAACGCATATGCCTCGATGACGGTGCGCATTGAGGTGGGGGCTGGGGCGGAAGTGGACGACGTCGCGCGCTTCGCATGGGGATATGCGCGCGGCGAGGTAAAAAAGGTCCTTCGGCCGGTGGTGGACCGGTGGTATCGGCTAAAGGGGGAGGGGGGCAATAGCGATGAATAGCAAGATTATCGTGGCGCGGTATCGCGCCGCGATAGTTGTGGGGAAGTGGGATGGTGGCGGCCTTCGGGTGGAGAGTTGGTCCGGTGGACCGCCGGATGCCTATGCTGCCTATATTGCCGGCGTGCGTGCTGGCTACGAGGGGTGGGATGTCGGCACGCACCGGATAAAGGATGGAGCCGGCAATGTGTTGGCGGTGGTAGAGGTTAGACGGGAGGAACCGTGAGCATACCAGTATGGATTGATGAAGTTTGGCGTCCTTCGGCCACGCCGGGGGACGTCGTTGTTGTTCGCGCTGCCGGGTGGGGGCGTCGTGTTAACACCGAAACCTTGCATACCCACGCCGGCGCTATCAGAACGTTGGGGCGTTTCTGGCCGTGGCTGGCCGGTCAGATTTGCCCTGGTTGGGATAGGACAGCCAGCATCACGTTTTTCGAGATGTATCCCCGCCGGGTTAATGTACCCGACCACGTTATTCATATCCCCGTCGCACGCGGTTGCGACCATATTTCCGGCGATGCTCAAGGCTTGGGGGATATCCGTCACGATGTTATCTCCCTGGAGAAAGTTGTTTTTATCCTTGAGTATTCGCTCAATGTGACGATAGATGATTTGGCTGCGGGGGCGGCCGAAATCTTGCTGGAAGTCGTCGATCGCGCGCTCAGAAAGAACGTGTATTGGCTCCGTGTTCGGTTCTGGCGGTGGCGCGATATCGTGCGCGCCCTGGTACACCGATTGTGTCGTCGTTGTGTTCCCCCGCCGTCCGTTCCCGTTGTAGAAATACCTGTGTGGGCTAACGGGGAGACGGTCGGGGACGGGTGGCCAATTTACGTCACCGCAGCGTATGGAGGCGATATGTGGAACGAATGAATATTGACTCCCCCATCATCCCCGGAAAAACGCTATTCCAGGAAGCGATTTTCCTTGGGGGGATGATATTGGTGACGATAGAAGCCATGATTATGGCCGGGGCCTACGTCGTGGAGGCGCAGGTGCTGGATGCGTTCGTAGTGGCGGCGCACGCCTTCCCCGTCACGTTCGCCGTTTCTACGTTGGCGACGACAACGATTGCTGGGTGGCGCGTATTTCGCCACGAGCGCATTGAACGCCGAAAACTAAGAAGGTTAGATGCGGAATTGAATGCGTTAGCGCTCGAAAACGAACGTCTTCGTCGGGAACTGGCCGCGATGGCCAGGACTCTGGCCGAGATGGTACCTGACGACCAGGGCGGAGGGGCGGATGTCGTCGGTACGGCCGGCGTGGTCCAGGCTCCGTCCTGGTGGAGAGACTTAGGCATCAAGTTTCTGCAGCGGTATTACAACGCGCTGCAGAACGGGGGGGAGGAGATGGCCATCAAGGCTATCTCACGTCGGCAGATGGTTGCCGACAATATATGTACCCAGCATCAGTGGAACATTGTCAATCGGCTATTGGTCGCGTCGGGCATTAGGCGAAATGGGCGCGAGGGGATGGTTCCGGCAACGTATTCGGAGGCCGTTGGCCTATGGCACGCCTGGATTAATTCCCGTCGTCGGTTTCGCCGGTTCGGGGATGATTTTCTGCCCGTCGAGGCCATAGATAGAAAGGGGGGATGATGGCCCGAGAAGAGTGGGTCGACGAATACGGCATACGCCACGTGCGCCAGGATAATCGAGACCTGATGCTCGTCGTTGGATTGGCGAGCGGTATGGTTGCTCTGGCGCTAGCGTATGCTGTGATTGTTCTTAGCACTGCTCTGAGCATAGCCGTTATCGCTGTAGGAGCGGGGGCAGGGATGTACCTCGCCCTGCGCGGTTATGCGTATGTTCGCGCTGCGTCCAACCCACCCACCGGGGCAATAGGGGGTGGTTGGCGTGGCTACCACCTGGTTGGTAGCCCAACCAACCAGGAAAACCAGGGAAAGGGGGATGATCATGCACGATTTCTTGGTATTTACGGCGGTGGTAGCGAGTATCTTGATGACCTTCCTGGCGGGGATGGTTTTCGGGTGGGCCCTGGTGGCGAACCCGAACGCCAAACGGAGGTGGCACGATGATTGACGTTGCGATTTACGTTGGAGCGCTTATTATCGTTTTTGTGGCCGGCGTTGTCGTCGGTTACCTGGATACGAAAGTGTGGACCTCGGCCTGGCCGGCCTCGCGGATTGATGACGAAATCCGCAAGACTAAAACGGAATTGACGAACGATGGTTGGGTCGAGGCGTGTGATGGGACGTGGGTGTATGTTGGAACACAAAGAAAGGAGAACAGGTAAAATGAACAAATATCCTAAGATCCCAACGATGTGGAGACGCCGCGCGGAAAAGCCGCGGTACGTGATCGAGGGGGAGTGGGCTGACCCGGTAATAGAGTACCTATCTGGTCTGGAGTGGGTCGGCACGGAAAAGGTGGACGGGATGAATATTCGCGTTATTTGGGACGGAAAGCGTGTTGAATTTCGCGGCCGGACAGATAAGGCCCAGATTCCGGCCGCGCTTAAGAAAGTCCTGGAAGAGACGTTTTGCGGCAAGACGGATGTTTTCCGTGAACTTTTCGGCGAGCACCCGGCGTGCATTTACGGCGAGGGGTTCGGCGGGAAAATCCAAAAAGTTGGACCGCTGTATGGGGATGTTCGGTTTGTGGCGTTCGATGTGTGGACAGACGGGTATTGGTGGTCCTATCCCGCCGTCGAGTACGTCACAGCAGAATTTGACATTCCCATCGTTCCAGTCGTTGTTCGTGGCACGTTATCTGAGATAGCGGAATTCGTGCGTCGCGGATTTCGCTCGGCGTTTGGTGATGTGCAGGCCGAAGGTGTCGTGGCCCGGCCGGCCGTTCTCGTTTATACCCGGCGAGGCCGGCCTGTCACGACGAAGATAAAGCACAGTGACTTTCCACATTAGCCGGAGGGACGAATGGTCACCGACGAGGAGTTACGGCGAGCAATGTACGACGCGGCCAGGGCGGTTCAGGATAGATTACCGGATGGTTCCGTCGTGCGAACGTCCGTATCTGAGGTGGACCAGAATGTGTATGTTATTCACGTTATGGTTCGCCGCGAAGAATGCTGCGACGATCCGGGGGAAAGCCCCCCGGGGGAGAGATAGGGTGTGAACATAATAGAATATCCGCCGGCCACTATCCGGTGTGGTGTGTGCGGCAGCGAAGCCCACGTACGCGTGTACGCATACGTGGAAAAAGCGTCTGGTGACGTGCGTGTTCGTTACCAATATGGCGTGTATGGGGAAATATGTGAACATATGCGCGCGCGTGGGCTAGCAACGCACGACACGGAAACAGTCGTTGAATTCTGGGGTGGTAAGGTAGGGTTTGCAGTTGCCCCCCAGGAACTGGCTGACCTGGTGGTCGGGTGGGAAAATTCCGCCCAAGTTGAAAACTAATTTGCGTTTTTGGGGGAATTTCTCACGAAAAGGGCTTGACAAAGAGAGGAATGTATGGTATACTATTAGCGTAATCAAAAACACAGGGGGGACACAAAAATGAAACTACAAATACAAAGAATTGACGACATACAGAAGATTGCATTAGCGACTACGCGGTTAGCCCGGTGGAACGGTGGCGGGTGGCAAGACACGTTTATTCACCACTTCCCGGAAGCGCCGTCTGTGAAGTACGAAGACGGCAAGTTTCAAATCAGCGTAGATGCGCTGAACGGGAAGGGGCTCAAAGAGGTGGCCGAGAATTTGGCCATGGCGTGGATTTGGTTTTTCACGGGCCTGGTGATGGACGGCCAGGCAACGTGGGACGAAATAGATGAAGCGATTGCGGAAGAACTAGACAAGTTGGACCTGCTGTAAACAAACTACCGACGCCGGGGATACGGGCGGGGTTGGGTGGGATGGGAAAACATGAACAGGGGGGGCAAAAATGAAACTATCACAGATGGATCCGCAAGACATTGCAGAAAAGACAATCCGTGGCATAATCGCCGGCTGGCGGCGTGAGGTTGCATTTCTTCCCCGGCCTGATGGCGACTATGAGGTCGTCATCAGTGAGCCGCTTTCTGGCGGCACGTTTGTTAATTGGCCGAAAGATGCGTTTATATACACGTTCCGATTCGAGCCCCAGAATTGGGGCGGGTGGCCAGAGTGGTACGGCGATAACGAAGAAGAGGCGTTCGAGACTCTGGCTGAGGAAGTGGCTAACGAAATCTGGCAATTTATGCTGGAAAAAGGCGTATCGGTAGAAAGTCGGGGGCGGTCCACTACAACAATAGGTATATGGACCGCCCCTAACCTTTTATTTTTATGAGTCTCCCTTCAAAGGGCTTGACAAAAAACAGAGGGTATGCTATACTATTGGTGTAATCAAAAAACGAGGGGGGCAAAAATGAAACGACAATTTTATGGTAGCAACGACGAAATCAAGATACAATATGATGCATACGTCTCGCCTGATGTTGTAGCGTATTTTGCATCTCTGGCCACCGGGGAGTGGCCAGAGGAGAGGCCTAGCGAATTCGATGAGATTGAGAAAAACCTTACCACCGTCCAGCGCCCCGGTATGGGGGACAGAAAAGAGTGGCTTCTAACATACCGGGGTCAAGATTACAGAATCTCGGCCATCACAAACGGCCTGGGGTTCTGGGGAACAGCATATACGATTATGCAAATAAACAATACCGTTCGCAGGCTAAGATGAATCGGCGGCGCGGGGCCGGCCCAAGGCCGGCCCTTTTTTGTTTGTGTTGACATATGTGGTATAATATATGTAATGGGCACATATCTTCTGGGGAGGCGGGGAGAGATATGAGTGGCGGAAATTATTGCTGGAGAGGCACCTGCAGCGTTATGTGGTTTCCAGGCTGCGCTGGCCGTGGCCTGGGTATATACACGGAATAAGACGTTCTACGGCCGCGGCATCCCCGGCGTGGCCGACAGTTTCATTGCGAATCATTTCCAACGGTTCCCGGACCCAACATCAGGGGCCGTTTTTTTGTTTTCCGATAATGACCTGCAGCAGAAAAACGTCCGTCGTCTCATCGCGAAATATCACGCGCGTGAGACGGCGGTTTTTTATTGTCGTGGCGGGATGAAACTATACGCATTCGGTACCGAGGGCGGAGGGGATTATGTCGAGTACATCGCACCGAGGGGTGATATGGGGGAAATCGCTGTTCGGCAGCGCCATCGGCGCACTGGGGGCGTGGATGGCGTGGACGGGTGGGGAATGGTCCACGGTGCTGGCCGGCGCAGCATTGACCCTGATTAGCATACTATTTGTGCGGTGGTGATTTCGTGGTTAAGGCTATTCTTGTCACGGGGCCGGAAGGTAGCGGGACACGTCTCCTCACGCGCCTCGTCATAGAATGCGGATATGCCGGCGACGCCGGACACGTTCAGCGGTGGGATGATTTGAATTTTCCACCGGCGAAACATCCGATTGTGTTCAGACGTAGTTTGCCCCACGGCGGTTCGTGGCCCGACCTCGATGATATACTCGGACGGTGGATGGCGCTGGGGTACGAACCACTTGTTTTGGCAACCGCGCGCGAGCCGGTTGCTTTGGCGCGTTCTCAAGTGGCCGCTGGCCACGTTTCCAGCGAGGATGAGGCGCGTAGGCACATTTATGCGGCCTATGCGGCCGTAGGTGAATTGTTCTGTAGTGGGTGGAACGTGGTGCTTATGCCCTACGAGGGGTTGGTGGTGGGGCATAAGCACCTAGGTGAGATATTTAGGAATTTAGGTATTTGCGAAAGGTACAACATAGAAAATATTTATAACGGAAACGAAAAACATTACCATACACAAAAAGGAGGCCGTTATGCAGGGGAATGACAATGCGACGTTTATTATCGTTTCGACACTAGTGGCTTTTGTGTTGCCGTGGGTAATCGAGTTGGTCAAGGCCGTCGCTGGTACGGAAGGGTCGGCGGCCAAGGTTTGGGTGGCGTATGGAACCATTTTCGTGGTAACAATAACGGTATCCGCGCTAACTGGAGACTTGTTCAATAATATTCCGTGGGACGATCCCGTCCTGGCCGTGGCGGCTATTGGGGGACGTCTGGGATGGGTCGTTATGATTGCGAACGCAGTCTATAATGCCAACAAGGGGAAATACGGATTGGGTGGTAGCAATCCGCATAGCCTGGAGGGATGATGCAGGCCCAACCTATTATTACGCGGTGGGTGTTAGTGTGTGCTCGGTGCGGCAAGCGAATTGAGGCACCGACGAAGGGGGGAGTTGAACGCATTGCGTGGATGAGCGGGTGGGCGTCTATCCGCTGGCGTGATGCGGAGGGGATAGAGCATAGCGAGGTATTATGCGATAGGTGCAGAGTCGAGGTGCTACCGGAATGAGCAAATACAAAAGCAGAATAGTCGGGACGGACGTTGTTCCGGCCGGTCAGTTGCTGGCCAACCCGCTTAACTGGCGTATCCACCCGCAGGAGCAGCAGAACGCGTTGAATCTTGTTCTTAGCGAAGTCGGGTGGGTGGACGATGTTATTGTGAACAAACGGACCGGGCATATTATCGACGGGCATTTGCGTGTGACGTTAGCATTGCGTCACGGGGAAGATACTCCCGTGCCCGTAAAATATGTTGACCTGAGCGAAGAGGAAGAGGCCCGCGTTCTGGCGACGTTCGATCCGATTGGGGCTATGGCCAAGGCGGACGAGGGGATTCTAACCGCGCTATTGGACCAGATAGACGAGATAACCGATGACGTACGCGGCGCGCTACAGTCGGCAATTAGTGACGTAGACTTAGAAAGTATTATCGGGGATGATTCACCCGAGGAACCGGCGGAATACGTTAGCGCTACGTTGCGCGACAGATTCATTGTTCCACCGTTTTCTATATTGGATGCCCGCCAGGGGTACTGGCAAAAGAGAAAGCGGGCATGGGTTTCGTTGGGACTGAAGGGGGAGTTGGGGCGGATAGACACGAAGGTGTCCGGGTCTCTTTCCGGCACCATACCTGGATATTATTGGTACAAACGTGATGCTGAGAAAAAATTAGGCCACCCTATTTCTCACGATGAATTTGTTCGTGAGCATCTCAAGAATTACCTACCCGAAGAGTCTATAATAGCCCAGACGAATACGGGGGGGGTGCTTTCTATATTCGACCCGGTTCTTACCGAGTTAATGTATCGGTGGTTTTGCCCCCCGGGTGGGCGCGTATTGGACCCGTTCGCCGGCGGTAGCGAGCGCGGTATAGTGGCATCCGTATTGGGACGCGAGTACGTCGGCATCGAATTGCGCGAAAAACAGGTTCTGGCTAATCGGGCCCAGGCTGAGCGGATAGTTCCGGACAGTCAGCCGACGTGGATTATTGGAGATAGCCGCGATTTGCCATCACTCGTCGAGGGTGAATTTGATTTCGTGCTGACGTGCCCGCCGTATTTCAACCTTGAGGTGTATAGCAACGATCCACGGGATTTGAGTAACGCAGGTGATTACGAGTCGTTTCTGGAAATGTATGAAGAGATTATCAGACATACGGCTAACGCATTGAGGGAAAACAGGTTTGCGGTTATTGTCGTCCAGAATATCCGTGGGCGTGACGGAACATATCATAACCTTGTCGGTGATACAATAGAGGCGTTTGGACGGGTCGGGATGAGATTGTACAACGACGCTATCCTGGTCACGCCGCTTGGGTCTCTCCCCGTTCGCGTTATACAGCAGTTTCAGAACATGCGTAAGATGGGGAAAGCACACCAGAATGTGCTTGTGTTCATCAAGGGGGACGCCAGGGAAGCGATGGCGGAAATAGGCGAGATTGACCTGGACGTAGACCCGGAAAGCCTGGCGGCCTGGGGGGAAGACGATGAGGCAGTTGAGAATCGAGTATAATTCTAGTTACGGTGTAAACCGCCTAAGCGGCTGGAGCATATCTGTCGACGGCAGTGTTGTCGTCCAGTTTGAGCGGCGCTTGATTACGGCGGTTTTTAAGACGTTATGGAAACTGTGGGAATGGAGACAAGGTATAGGAGACGGAAATGCCTAACGTGAAGGGAATATCGTTGGAAAATATGGTGGAACCGGTTTGGGAGAGGCAACCCGGTGAATCGCCCAAGTCGTTTCACGCATTTGTTGTTTATCGCGATCTCCCCCCGTTTGAGAGAACGATTAAGAAAGCTATAGAAATAGTGTATGAAGGCAACGTGTCTCCATCCCGCCTAAACTATTGGTACCAGCGTTCATCCGCGTGGCACTGGCGGCGGCGGGCCGAGGCGTTCGACGAATACAAGGCTCGCGTGGCGGCCGAGGCGCAACTGCAGGCAATCCGGGAAATGAATGAACGTCATGCCACTATCGCGGTGGCTATGATTAGCAAGGCGGCCCAGCGCCTGAAGACACTACCTGAGACTGAACTATCTCCCACCGAGGTTCGCCAGTGGTTCGTCGAGGCGGCCAAACTGGAACGCGTGGCGCGTGGGGCACCGGAGACAATCACGGAAACACAGGGCAACATCGTCGTGGACGTGACGTGGGGCTCGGGAGCGTGGAACGATGAAAATAGTGAGACCGCCGGCGAAGATTGATGTCGCCGGCCGGGCGTTTGCCATTTTTCTAGGTGGCTCGACATGGACGAATTGGCGGAAAGGTGTGTGGAGGCATCTACGCTATCGATATAAGGGCATCGATGGTGTCGTGATTGACCCGGTGCGTGATGATTGGCGGTCTACGTGGCCAGACAGCGGAGATAGCGATTACGTGGACCAGGTGCGCTGGGAGCACGGCGGCATTGATGTGGCGGATATCGTTGTCGTTAATTTCGGCCACGTTTTTGCGATGTTGTCGATGGTTGAACTGGGGATAGCGTTACGTAAGGAGTTCGGTGAGGTTCTGATAGGGTGCGAGCCCGGACACCCAACGCGCGGGTATTTCGAAACGCTGGCGCGGTTGTATTCTAACGTTTGGCTGGCGTGCGACGGACACATTGCGCCCGTTCTGGACAACATCATCGACATGTTTCTGGAGGATATCGGGTAGTGGCGCGTGTGTTGATACGGTTGCCGGAACCACACGACAGCCAACTGGAAGTTTTACGTGGATTGAAGAGATTCAACGTTTTAGCGTGCGGACGGCGCTGGGGGAAAACGGTTCTCGGCGTCGGGCTATCACTGACAAAAGCGGCGCGTGGGGAGCGTGTGTGGTGGGTTGCGCCAACGTACCAATTAGCCACCGTCGGCTGGAAAGAAATTCTCAACATTATTAATGATATCCCCGGGGTAAAAGTATCCCGGGGCACGCGTGATATAATACTGCCGGGGGGCGGCGGGATAGGAGTACGTTCGGCGCATAACCCAGATCACTTGCGCGGCGTTTCGCTCGATTTCGTTATCATAGACGAGGCGTCTCTTGTACCCGAAGAGGCGTGGGAAGCTGTGTTGAGGCCCACCCTGGCGGATAGGCGCGGCGGGGCCCTCATTATCTCCACGCCCAAAGGGCGTAACTGGTTTTACCGGCTTTGGCTCAAGGGACAGGAAGATGGCCGCGTGTATAAGTCGTGGCGATTTCCTACGTCGGCTAATCCGTATATCCCGCCGGACGAAATCGAGGAGGCTAGGCGGTCACTATCGGACCGATTTTTTCGCCAGGAATTTCTAGCCGAATTCCTGGATGACCTGGGCGGGGTATTTCGCAACGTTAACGATGCCGTTAAGCCGGTGCAACAGGACGGTCCCGTCCAGGGACATACGTACGTTGTTGGCGTAGACTGGGGAAAGATAGAAGATTTTACGGCGTTTGTTGTGGTGGATGTCACGATTAGTGCGGTCGTACACGCCGAACGTATGCGGCAGGTGGATTACGCACTCCAGGTGGGGCGGCTGGAGGAGTTGGTGTCCAGGTGGCGACCATCTCAAGTGGTTGCGGAGGAGAATTCCATGGGAACGGCTCTCATAGAGGACGTTGTCCGGCGCGGGATACCCGTTGTTCCATTCCAGACCACCGCCGCGTCTAAACGCGTTGTCATAGAGGGTTTATCGTTGGCGATAGAGCGGGGGGACTTAGCAATCTTGCCCCATCCGGAACTGATTAATGAGTTACGTTCGTACGAGGCCAGGCGGCTACCTTCCGGCATCTGGCGCTATAGCGCTCCGGAGGGATATCACGACGATTACGTTATGGCCCTCGCGCTCGCCTGGTGGGGGGCGCGGCGAGGGTCCTTACTTATCGACTTTGTTTAGGGGGGGGAGATGAACGCGTTTGGGAAAATCTTGGGATATTTTGTGAAAGGTTGGTATGACGCCATACAGGCCTATGCGCCACGCCGGGAGTCGTCTGCCAACCTGTTGCCGTATTATGACGGCGGCGAACCGCTCGGCGAGGAAACAATCTCGGAGGAAAATTCGCGTAGATTGGCGATGGTGTCGGCCTGGGCGTGGCGCGATATTCAGGCTATCGGGAACAAGGTCGCTTCCGCGTTGATGCAGGCGGATATAACCGTAGGCGGTGAGACGGCGGAGGACCACGCTGCCGTGGCGGTGTTACGCGAACCGAACGGGTTCATGTCGGGCAAATTCATGTTTGAGTACCTGACGATGTGGTATCTTCTGCGAGGGAACGCGTATGCCGTCATCGTTTCTAACGGGCCGGGGCTTGGGATAGACGAAATCCTACCACTACCCTCGGCGTCGGTGCGCCCTATACCCGATTCGGCCAGGCGTACGGCGGACGGACAGTTGGTAGTTGACTACCTGTACGCTGGTCCAACCGAAGTCGTGCGTATCCCGGGCGAATACATGTTCCACTTTCGGACACCTAACCCTGAGGATTACTGGCAGGGATTATCCCCCTTGGTCGCCGCACTCAACGGAATGCGTATAGACTACAGTCAAGCGCAATGGGTTCGGTCGTTTTTCAGTGACGATAACGCCGTACCGGCTAATATCGTGTCGCTTCCCCCAACTATTACGGAGCCCGCCTACGAGGCAATTAAACAGCAAATCAGGCGGGAATTTGGAGGGCGGCGGCGCACGGCCGTGGTGCGGGCTGGGGAAATCAGTGTCCAGTTAGTCCAGCAGACGCTCGAGCAAATGCAAATTCTCCAGTCACGCGAATTTTCGCGCGATGAGATAGACAGGGCCTTCGGGGTACCAAAGGGGTTGTTTGACGGGGCCCTTTCTGGAGATAGCCGGCGGGAGGCGGTTAGCGCTTTTCTACGCGACACGGTACAGCCGATTGCGGACCATTTCGCATACGGTTTGACGGCGCGCCTCCGCCTGTTCTACGGTGACGATTTGCGTGTCGAGGTGCCTGACGTGGGGCCGCAAGACCGTATGCTGGCGGTCCAGGAATATCGAACGTACAGCCAGGACCGTACAATCAACGAGAACCGTGAGGAGTTAGGCCTCCCGCCTATCAACCATCCCCTTGCCGATGTTCCGGTGCGGATTCTGGGGATTCTCGCCAAGCAATCTCCACAATCGCTAGCCCCTGGTTTCGCTGGTGTTCCCAACCCGGAGCAGCGGGCCACGGTAGAGGCGGGCAAGGGGCTGGACGACAGCGCGGCCATTGCTGAGGCCTGGGCTGTGGAATTGGGGCGGTGGCGACGGGTGGCGGAAAAGGGATTTCGCGATGGGCGGCCGGACGCGTGGCGTCAGTTTCGGGCCGTGTATCTGCCGAATGATATTCGAGCCTGGGTAGCCGACGAGTTGGAGCGGGCCCAAACAGCGGACGAGGTCAAGGAAATTTTCCGGGCGGCCCTGGGGGCTACGGGACGCGTATTGTACGTTCGCGGACGAGGGGCCAGTAACAACTGGGTGGATAATGTGCGGTCGGCCGTGCGGTTAACCGGTACCAACTAGGGGGGGAACGTGGACGAACAAGAAGCGGAGCGCATTCTGCAGAATCTCATCAAGGCCGGTATGCATCCGTTGATTGCTGAACGGGTCATCCGGTCCTATCGTAGACACCTGGGTATCCTGACGGATAGTGAGATTGAGGCGCTTGCGGACATCACGACGGCCGACGTTGAGAATGCGCGCATGTGGTGGACGTGGGAGATGGGCGTTATTGGGACGCCGTATTTCACATTGGTACTGGAGGCGAAATAGTGCCCGCAAAAAAGGTTAGGACGGGGATCAAGTTTAATCTCCCCGGTTTTGCGTGGGACGGGCGTGTAAGCAGATATCGCGACCTGTCTACGGGGAAATTTGTTTCCCGTCAAACGATTATCGACTTGCTCCGCAACGTAACGGACAACACAGCGGCGCGCCTTGGCGAATTGGCGCGCATGGCGGCGAAGGGGGACATCCCCCCGGCCGTGTTTCAGCGGGCGGCTATGGCGGAATTGAAGGCGTTGCATTTGGCCTCGGCAGCGCTGGGGGCCGGGGGGTGGGACAAACTGACGGCTGCTGATTACGGACGTGTCGGGGGTATTCTACGCTCGGAATACAGGTACCTGAACCGCTTCGTCTACGATATTGCGGCGGGTAAACTGACGCCAGAACAGGCGGCAGCGCGGGCGGCCCTGTACGCGGGAAAGGGGTATAGTCAATACTGGGCGGCCGAGCGAACACGGCGCGAGGAGGCTGCTGTACAGCGGGGCAAGGTGTTGTACGCGCGCTGGCTAACAGTCAGGGATAATCGTGTGTGTAATGATTGCGCGGCGCTGGAGGCCCTTGGCTGGCAGCCAGCCGTAACGTTTCCCAACCCCGGGGATGGACATACCGCGTGCCTGGGAAATTGCCGCTGTTCTCTTGAATACGAGGAGAGGGACGAATGACGCGAATCAGGGCCTCGGATGGACGTTGGCACGTGGATGGGGAATGGGTCCGTAGTGACACGGGAGCGAAACTATTTCGTGTTGAACCGGGCCGTCCGGTAATAATGGTTTATGACAAACGGGCCCAGGTGGAGATTCGGGTGCATTTGGGCGATTTGCTTCACGCCTTATTCGATGTGGAGATTACACACGATTGACACGTGTGGTATAATAGTAAGAAAGACTTTCTGAGCCGGAGCCAAGAGCCGGAGCCTGTCGAAAAGACGGGCTCCGGCTTTTTTAGTTTGCGGAGGAGACAATGCCTTACACACAGGACAATTTGCCGGACGCGGTTAAACGGTTACCGGCGGGGGCGCGGAAAATTTGGGTGGCCGCGTTCAACGCGGCATTCGAGGAATATGGGGGGGATGAGAAAAAGGCCTTCGCTGTTGCGTGGGCCGCTGTGAAGAAAAAGTATAAACAAGGCAAAGACGGCAAGTGGCATCCTATTCAGAAAGAGGGGGAGGGGAACGAGGTGGATCCGACATCTATTTTGAAACAAGTTCAGGAATTCAACGCCGGGGAGACGACCAAGGATGTAGTTTGGGCGGACCGGGCGGAAAGGGGCGTCCAACTGGCGCGCAAGGCCAGCGATGTGTTGGGGGGAACCTGGCGTTATCGGGCCGGCCGGGTAGAGGGACCGTATGACCCGAATGATGTTACGGTGTGGATGGCGGCCGGGGCGGTGAAGGACCTAGGTGTTGACGATGACGGAACCCACCGCGTTGGCGGATATGCCGTGCTGTGGGGGGATCCGGACCACAAGGATTTGACGGGCGAATATTTCACTCCGGATACGGAGGAATTGGACCGTTTGTTCAAGGGGATTGGCCGGCTCCCGTTGATTTATCGTCACGCTGGTGATGACGAATTGAAAACGTCGGTCGTGGGTGTTGTCGACTATTTGGTCAAGGATAGCATGGGGCTATGGTACGAAGCGCAGATTAAGGCGGCCGACAGATACCGACAGGCCATCATAGACTTGATTCGGAAACAGAAACTAGGAACATCGAGCGGCACGTTGCCGCGGGCACGGCGGGTAGCAAAGGACGGGCGAATTCTACGGTGGCCCATCGTGGAGATTTCGTTGACGCCAATGCCGGCCGAGCCACGATTGATGGTCCAATATCCGGTGGGTGTTGTCAAGGAACATTTCGCCGAGTGCGGACTTGAGTTCAAGGATTTGGAATCTGAAGAGGAAGAACATCCGCCTACAGAGGGGGTGTCGTCAACTGGCGATGCGGGCTGTGCCAAGGAGACCGGCGAGGAGTCGGGCGGTACGTCCGGGGAGACCGGGGACGACGCTCTGAAGGACGCGGTTATCGAGGTGGCGCGTATGTGGGTTGACATCACGAAGGAGATCTTAGAGGAGGGTTGACGATGGATGCGTTAACGACACTATATCAGCGTTTCACTAGCCTGGGGCAAAAATTCGACGTGGCTGTTGCCGAGGGCAAGCATGACGAAGCGCTGAACATCAAGAAGGAGATGGAAAAGGCGGCCGAGTTGATTAAGGCCGCGCGTGAGGCTAAGGGACTGTTCGATAATCTCCCCCAGGGCGGGGTTAGTATTCAACTCCCCGGTGAGGGGTCCGGAACCATGCCGGCCGATAACGGCGAGGGGAACGAGAAAGAGGATCCGGCGCTCAACATGTACCTGGAGGGGCAATACGGACCTGTTTCGGCGGAAGTCAAGGAAATCCTGACCGAGTTGTACGGCAAGGATTATCCTCGGCGGCTGATTGCGCACCGCCAGGCGTTTCGGCGTTTTCTGGTAGGTGGAGAACAGGCGTTGACTCCCGAAGAGCGGGGCTTGCTCAAGCAACTGGTTCTCACTCCCGAACAGGTTCGGCAGGAGATTCTGGCGGGTAAGGATATCCGGGCGCTCAAGAGCACGATGGTGGAAGGCGTGGACCACCTCGGCGGATATATCGTTCCCGCCGATTTCAAGACGCAATTCATTAAGCGGTTGACCGGGATGACGGTTATTCGTGGCCGGGCTCGCGCCTGGACCACGCAGCGCGACCGGGTCGAATTCCCCGTTATCACGGGTGGGGACGACCAGTATACCGGTGCCGTGCGGGTGACCTGGGTGGACGAGGAGACCACCGAATCGGAGCACACTACGAATGCGACGTTTGGCCTTAAGGCTATCGACGTGCACACGGTGATGGCATCTATCCCGGTGTCTCAGAACCTGCTGGAGGACGCGGCGTTCAGTGTCGATTCCCTGGTGGCTACCTTGTTCGCCGAGGCGTCGGCTATCGACGAGGATAACCAGTTCATCAAGGGGAATGGCGTCGGAAAGCCCGAGGGTATCCTGCCGGGCGGGGTAAACTCTCTTGGATTGACTGAGGCTAACACGGGCAATGCGTCTGCGTTGACGTGGAACGGATTGCTGGACCTCATATTCGCCGTTCCCGCTCAGTATCGACAGAACGCCGTATTCATTATGAACCGAGCGACCGCAAACGCTATCGCCAAGATTACGGATGCGTCCAATCGTAATCTGTGGTTGCCGTTCGCCTACCAGGGCGGCGACAAGCCATTGCCGCGCACGTTGCTTGGATTCCCCGTTCTCGAACAGGAGATTATGCCCGACGTGGCGGCCAATGCGTATCCCATCATATTCGGCGACTTGACGGGGTACTACATTGTGGACCGCATAGGGATGGGGATCAAGCGTGCGACCGACGCTACGTCCGACATGAAGAACATTGTCTACTTCGTGCTTCGGCGTCGGCTAGGCGGACGGGTAATGGAACCGTGGCGGTTTGCCGTTCAGAAGGTTGCTGCGTAAGGAGGATGACATGTTAGGACGAACGTTCCACGATAACGTGAAACTGGACAAGGGGATTGTGCCGCAGGCTCTCAACGGGGCTAGCGCCACAACCGATTGGTACGATATTCGCGGCTTTGGGCGGGCGGTGTTCATTATTGCCATTGGTGATACTGATACCACCGTAGATGCTTCTGTGTACCAGGCTACGGATGGGACCGGAACGGGCAGCAAGGCGATTTCTGGTGGGGCTATTACCCAGGTGGCGGCTGACGGCGATAACCGCGTCGTGACCATCGAGGTTAAGCCGGAAAACCTTGATTTCGCCAATGGTTTTCGCTACGTTCAACTGAAGGTTACGGCGGGCTCGGGGACAACTGGAGCACATATCGCTGCGCCTGTGTTGTTCTATCGTGCCGGTGATGCACCCGTCACGCAACCGAGCAATTACGCGGAGGCCGTGACGGTATAAGGCTATTTGGGTGTGCGGGGGCATCCCGCACACCCAAATCTTCTCTCGGGAGGACGCAATGAAGGTTATAGTTATCGTTCCCGGCGTGTATAACGGACCGCGTGATAAATCGTTAGGATATATTAAGCCGGGAACGATCATCGAAACAGAGGCGCCGTACGGGGAAAGTCTCATTGAGGCCGGACTCGCGGTATCCCCAGAAACGTGGGAGCAGATTAAGGCCGAAAGCAAAAAGAATGATGCTGCCGGCGGGGGAAAAGAGGCGAGCGAACCTAGAAGCGGCGGAAATGATAGGGGCGATAAGGCCGGTAACCGCAATGAGGCCGCGGGTAAGAAAAATGAACCTCGGCGGCGGCGGGCAAAAGCAAAATAAGGCCCGGGCTAGGAAAATGATGTCGGCCGATAGCGGGGGCAACCGCAATGAAGCCCGGGCTAGGAAAATGAGTCTGGCCGGTAACGGGGGGCCCTACAATGAAGCCCGGGCTAGGAAAATGATGTCGGCCGGCAGCGGGGGCAACCGTAATGAAGGCCGGGCCGGGGAAATGAGGCCGGCCGGCAGCGGGGCCAACCGTAATGAGGCCCGGGCTAGGAAAATGAGGTTGGCCGGCAGCGGCGGCAACCGTAATGAAGCCCGGGCTAGGAAAATGAGTCTGGCCGGTAACGGGGGGCCCTACAATGAAGCCCGGGCTAGGAAAATGATGTCGGCCGGCAGCGGGGGCAACCGCAATGAAGCCCGGGCTAGG